TGGCGCGATAATCGTTCCAACTTTCAAATATTCTTAGAGAGAATGTACCGCAGATATCTGGATGAAAAAAAGCAATATCATGAAAAAGATATATTAAGCGAATACGAATACCACAAAAAGTATAACAACTGGTTAAGGATAAAATACAAGCACCACACCTAACCACCCACCTTCCCCCCGCCCTCACACGCACCACAAGCCTCTGTGAGGGCATTTCTCTACCACCCCCTAGCTACCCCCTTCCGCAAGCATATAACTCAGCCCTACTAGCAGGAAATGCTTCTTAAAATACTTCCGCGCTTCCAACCGCTTATGCGCCTTCCGCACTTCCCCCTCTTCCACAATCCAAATCAACCCCGCATCCACTAACCGCTGAATACTTTTACCCACTGTCGTGCGATTCATACCACACATCTTACTAAGATACCCCACCGCATCCGTACTGCTCATACTTTGCACGCGGAAACGCTCGCACAAGCAATACAGCACCACCTTATCGGAAGCGTTTAAATCTTTTCGATCCAGATTCAAGCGATAGATTCGCCATACCGCTTGCTTCACTTTTGAATACGAATACTGCGAAACTGCATACCGCACACACCCGCTTGCTTGCTCCTCGCTCGGCACTCCGCCACCACTCTCAATCCACCAATACTGGTTCATCCTCTCTCCTAAAACCTAAACTCATGCTAATACTCAAACTACAACTAAAGCTAATACTCAAACTTAAATTAAGAGAGTGCGCCCCTGGCGCATCTCTCTATTAGTATAGTATAGTCTGTATGACCGATTCCTCATCAACAGTTGATGAAAACTTCATCAGGGGTTGATGAAAACTTCATCAACATTACTGCTTCTTTTTGCTCTTTTTATGGAATATTTTATCCCAATTATCGCGGTATTTTTTCTTATCTAATATCTTTCTAGGGCGACTGCCTTTACTCATGATTTAATTCCTTTGGCAAATAAACTTCGACATATGCGTTGCAAGCGGGGCAAGATAGATTCGTTACCATGCAATATTCATCTGGATCAGCGATGGGATTGTCTGCGCTAATTTCGTGATCTGCACCCCAGATTAAATCCGTTTGGCAATGCCAACATTTCATGTTGTTGTCCTTAGATGTAGTTACCATTTTATTATAACTCTAAAACTTGTTGTGCTGTTCTTGTCTTTTGTAAATTTATATATTCTGCATTTAACTCGCAACCAATCCATTTTCTGCCCAATTCCTGTGCTACCATTCCTGTTGTTCCGCTACCCATAAATGGATCAAGTACCACACCATCTTTAGGGCAACCCGCCAATATACATGGCTCGATTAAATCAGGTGGAAATACAGCAAAGTGTGCGCCTTTAAATGGTTTAGTGGTTATAGTCCAGACAGAGCGTTTGTTTTTCTTAGTAGAACCCCAGACTCTTTCTCCCTCACTAAACCTTTTACCTTTAGCGTAATCAGCTTGATACCCCTCTCCCATTTTATCTCTTTTTACTGGATCAGTTTCAGCATCTTCCTTAATCGCTTCATTATCAAAATAATATTTAGGGTTTTTACTTAGCAAAAAAATATATTCATGTGACTTAGTGCATCTATCTTGCACACTCTCTGGCATTGGATTAGGTTTATGCCAGATAATATCTTGTCTTAAATACCAACCATCAGCTTGTAAAGCAAAGGCTACTCGCCAAGGTATGCCAACTAAATCTTTTTCTTTTAATCCTTCGATCTTATTGGCTCGTCCTGCCACTTCTTGAGGTAAATCTTGATTCGTGTTACTGACAGTTTGTTTTATCAATGATTGCCCTTTGCCTGGTCTGTAATTGTAATAACTGTCACCCAAGTTAAGCCAAACTGTACCATCATCACACAACACACGTCTTACCTCTCTAAATACCTTAACTAAGTTTTCAACAAATTCTTCTGGAGTTTCCTCTAAACCTAATTGACTGTCTTTCCTAACTGCACCGCATTTTGGACATTCGTTTTTATAAATAGCATCACCAACAACATTGCCTTGCTCAAACATAGCTTTATGACCAGTTGATGTGTCTTTACTTATTTTTGTAGTTCTCATGTGAGGGCAATTCGGATCGCCACCAATCCATTCACCAGTTCCATAATCACGCAAACCCCAATAAGGCGGTGAAGTAATACAAGTGTTAATACATTTTTCTGGCAATTCTTTTAATGTTTCTCGGCAATCGCCATACAATGTTCTATTAGTTTCTAATCCCATTTTATCTCCTTACTCTCTTTTAATATATCTAATACTGGACTATTTTTTTTGCGAATTAAAGTCATTATTGAATTGTCAATATTACCGCTATTACTTTTCACCATGCCCGCCCGCACCACCGCTGTTGGATCAGGTTCAATACCTTGCGCCAAACATACTCGATTGGCTTCTTTCTCATCAGTCAACCACATGGCAAATGCGAACCGCATCCCATCGACTATACTTGAAGCGCCTCTAATACTTTGTCTAGCATCCATCGCACTCTCCGCACCTGTTAAGGCTGATTTATTCATGTGATGAATACTTAAAACAGTGCATCCTAATTGTGCCGCGATACTCGCACAAAAAGTACACCACAGTTGCGCTGACTCATTGCTATTACTAATAGGTGAGCTTGCCGCAACGAATGATTGAATTGGATCAAATACTAAAAGTTTTAAATCTGGAATGGTTTTTAACTCTTCGACAATCTCGGTTGCAATACTGGTGATATTATCCTCAGATAATAAGATCATTGGTTTACCCATGTCTGCAATCGTCACACAATACACATCGTATGGTGCATCGAATCGTTTACCCTCTGGATCAAGCGCGTGAATTCTGCGATGTATTTCCAAGCGTGAATCTTCACTGGCAAAAATAACTGAGTTGCCAGATTGTAAAATGTTTTTACCTAAAAACTTACCTGAACCATTGGCAATGTTCATAGCTAACTGTAACGCTAGAAACGATTTACCAATACCACCCACAGCCGCAAGCACACCAGGGGTAGCTAAAGGGATCAAACGATCAACCAAAAATTGTACTGGCGGTGGCTCACCAACTAATGATCGTATCTCATATCGCTTGATCCCAATACCACCACCTTCAATCTCTAGCTTAACCGCTTCAATCCCACGCTCAAGATGTAAATCATTAAAATCACCTTGCACTGATGGCAATCTAATAATGGTATTGTGTAAACTGTTACTGCACTCAGCGGCCTTCTTTTGCCCCACCCCATTGGCATCATTGTCAAATGCCAAAATCAATCTCGCCTTACTTATTTTTCTTAATCTGGTTAAAGCCTCTAAACCAAAGCTCGCACTGAACACCACTAGCACCGCTTGCTTAGTTGCCATGTGTAAACTGACTCCAGTTGCCACCCCCTCGCACACTAGCACACTCTCAAGCTCACCTAATGCACCCAAATTGAAGCCTATCGGGAATACGTTTCCCTTGATCTCAGATGACGATACAAAACGCTTCCGCCCCTTCTTATCTATATATTGCAAAGAACGTAACTCACCATCCGTAGAATAGATAGGCACTACTAACGTGCCTTTATGCTCACGAAACCCATATTCATTCTTGATACCCTTGGCATCCAGATAAGGATGTGCGGTTAATTCTTGGTAAGTTCCAAAGCGCGTTTGACATAGCTCTGCGACTTCATTCTGCCGTATCTTTCTTTCTGCCTCGGCTTGCTCCTTAGCCGCGCTCATATCTGCTTTTATTTGATTGCGTTGCGTGATACTGAGTTCATTGGGATCAATGTTACTCCATTGCTTTTGTAAGCCAGTACGCCAATTACCATAAACTGCGTTTTGATATTCGCCATTCGTGAAAAATGTATACCACCCAGATTTTTCGCCATGTTTATCGGGTCGATGATTATCCCCGCTAGTCACTTTCACCCGCACAAGCTCACCGCTAGTGTCAAGGTAATTTACTACCAAGCCATCGCGTGACATCTCATGGATTAAATCGTTTGTGGATTTGTTTGCGCCACGGAAAATATAATTTTCATCAATGACAATCCCATCTTTTACATATTTAGTTAAATCAACCATCATCCTTTACGAGAAGTCCATGCTGTGCTTGAGCAGTGCAATACTTTAAATACTCTTGAATTGCTTGCTGAAACAAACGTACCCGATCATCTTTTTGCCACTCATGTAAGACATACGACTTATTGCGCTTGGCTGCTTTTAAATAGACTTCTTTAGTTGCGGTTACAGCTTTCTCTACGGCTGTATGATTGATGATTGGATGTTGCAAAGTTATTTCTCTCACTCCCTGTTTAAACGCATCGTGCGTTTGTAATTCTAGTTTTATTTTTTCTAAGTGGTCAGCACTACATGCACCATACCATCTCGAACCGTGGTGGAACAACAGACCCTTCACTGGCTGTAGGCAATACGAACACAGCGAGGGCCTATCATTTAAGAACGGCAAACTAGAATGGGATATCGTCATCCAGTTCTTCTAATTCTGGTTCATCCTTACTGGCTTTCTTGGTAAAGTTATTTTGTGCTTTTATTTTTTCTTTCTGCGTTGGCTTGGCTTTTTCAACAGGTTGAAATGTGTTGCCAAAGTCATCCTTTACCTCAAGATAACCACGTTCACCCACTACCAACTCCGCACTCACGCTCTTGCCAAGCAACTGCTTTTCAGGATCAGTTAATGCACCAACTATCCCCGCTGCATTACCAATTTTACGCAGAGTTTCTATGCCAATGCTCACCGCTTTATCACTGGTATCATGTGCCATAGTGCAAGCATACCCAATATTCATGGTAGTGCCTTCGACTTCAAAAGTGAGCTTGACTGCTTCCCACCCATTTGACCCTGTGATAATTTCATCGGAAACAAAAGCCATGTTGTGTCTGCCTGGCTCTATCTTCCTACTCCCACTTTCTATTTCGGCATCAAAATCATGCCCATACTTACTCAAATCGGTCATTTTATTCTCCTTTATTTCCCGATAATTGCTGATCTAATTTCTTGCCAATCAAATGGCATTTCTGCTGGTAGTGCATACCTGTTTTTCGCTAGAAAAGCGGGCTTGGCTTCGGTGTATAACATTCTTTCACCCTGAATTGCTTTGGATGTAGTTTGTCCACCTTTGCCTTTAACCTTGACACTGCCAAATTTATAGTTGGCAAAGAAGCAACAATCGCTGTGCTCAAGAATTAAATCACTGGCTTTTCTATGTAGTTTTAATTCATAGCGATCATAGGCTTCAATCTCTGGTGACTCAAAACGTTTAATTTGACTATGTGCAATTTGAATAATCGTCATCTTTTTTTCATCTCGTAGTAGATTTAAGATATCAATATATTCGCGCCATAACTTTAAGGCTTCTACATAACCACGCCCATAACCAAATTCTTCTATTGATTTTTTGCCATGTATAGTACAAACCTTTTCCCATAAAAGCGGTTCGGCCCAATCAAGACTATCAATACACACCGTAGAAAATTCGTGATCTTCATTTAACAGTGAATTTAGATTACTAATGAACTCATCATAATCTTTAGCTACTGGAAAATGATCGCACTGCACTTTACCCATTCCATCCTCAGTTAGAACAAATATGGGTTTATTCATGCTTGCCGCGAATGATGTTTTACCAATACCCGCACCCCCATATAGCACCAACTTCGGTGGCTTTAATTTAGTCTTACTTCTTATTGCTGATAGACTCAATTTTACTCTCCTCTTTAGTTATAAAACCTTTAAGCTGATGTGCATAGGCTGCTGATAAAATACTGAGCTTCTCTACCTCAAACTGCGCATTAGCCTCAAACTCTCTCTTATTGTTATTAACCATAACTAGCTTGTTATAAACTAGCTTCCCTTCTTCACTGAGATCGCTCACATTATGCTCAACCCCATCTTCAAAGCTAAACGTAGCTTTTTCTTCTTCACTCATTATTATTACCTCTATTGATTGTATGAATTACAAATGTCTTTTGCTCGGCAAAAACGACATTGATCTCTCCCAGCATTGAAAACTGGTTCTTCTTCCAAGCAAGCCTCAATAGCTGGCTTTAGAATATTGAAACCCCATTCCACTAAATTTTCTGCTGAGATATCCCAACTTCTAATTTTGCCATCTCTGTGAAATGAAGTAGGTTGCACGATGGTTAGCTCTACTGTGGTATTTTCATTACCATACCGACTCAATGCACCAAGCGCATAAATCATCAACTGTTCATTATGCTCAACGTCTACTGGAAACTTACCTGATTTTAAATCAATGACGGCAATGCGATTAGCTTCTTTACCCAAGATTAAGGCATCTACTGTACCCCAACACTCTTGGCTGATCTCATCTATGCGTGTTCTTTCTTCTATTAATAATTTACCGCTTAAATCTTCTTTTCTGGTTTTGACGTAATGCACATACTGTTCAGCACAATCCACCATATCCTCCGTGACTTCGACTACAAAACCATCTATCTCTTCTTTTCTACCTAGCCAGTAATCAGAGAGCGATACATTCTCTAATCTATCTTTCAATAGCATTTCCACCATGTGATGCACTAATGTTCCTTTTGCGGCTGGCATAGTGGTATCCATTACAAAAGGTATACTCTCGGCTAGTTGTATTGAACCAGGGCAAGCCATCCAACGCTTTGCTGCTGATGGTGAAAATCTACTGTGGGCCATGAATTTGATCCTTTGTAATTTTAGCCCAAAGTTCAGGCGATATAGTGATAGTGCAATTAAAATCTTGATCTGGAAAATGCCAATCAGCATGCGGTATAACCACATGCCAGTCAGCGCGATCTGCTCGATACCAAAGACAAGGTATTAAATCTACCTTGATTGCTTGCTCGCACGTTTGCTTCCACCACTGCTTGATGTCACCTTGTGTTAAAGACTTGCGCCTTTTCACCTCAATGGCATACGGTTCACCACCTAACAAATCATGCCCGCCACCATACGTCTGACTATAGTTGACCTCTAACTGAATATCAGTCAAGGACTTAATAACTTCGATGGCTTCGCGCTCACCTCTTCTACCCTTGTTTCTGGCGTTCATTTGGTTTTATTAGCGTTGGATGAACTGCTTTCAAGTTCTTCTATTTCATTAACCTTGTATAGCACCGCAGCACCTATTTTATAAAAGTTTGGGCCAATGCCTTGCACTCGCCAATTCTCTAAAGTTCTCGGTGACTTCTTCCACCTAGCGGCTAATTCCACTGTGGTCATAAAGTTAGAATAATCTTTTTCTTCTCTCATGATCCCTTCCCATTTATACACGACTGTTGTATTATACTCACATTAAACACATAAATGGAAGAGAGAATGAAAAAAAAATTAGCTACTGATGTGCAGATGGCGGGTCAACATTATCAATCTCAAGCAATTCAACCGATACAATATATAACTGCAAACAATCTCTCGTTCTGTTTGGGTAATGTGGTCAAGTATGTTACCAGAAATAAAACTAACAAAGTAGAAGATTTATTAAAAGCTAAACACTATATTGACTTAGAATTAGAATTAATCCATAAGTGCGATTCTGATGGTAAGCCTATTTAACTTCCTTGTTTGATATTGATAGTAGAACTACTGCCTCCGTTAGTAGAGACTGCATTTACTTTACCGCCTTGCTCGATTCTTATGTTGTATGAACCATCTTTTGATACTTGCATTTGTAAATTATTTTCGACCTGTCTAATAAATTTAACCTGGCTATCATCAACAAAAGTATTTATCTGGGTATCACTGTCATAACCAATGTCAGTACCTTTGATGCCATCAGATGATAAGGCTTGATTTGCTTTACTTAATTCATCGACTTCTTGAATTACATCTAACAAATCTTCCAGAAAATTAGCTGCAAGATAATCTATATCAAGTTCGGTATACTCTAAATCATCTTCAGCCAGATCATCAGTATCAAGCTCATCAAATTCTAAGAAGTCAACATCAAGAATATTATCTGCTACTGCATTGGCTTCATTAGCTTCTAGTTCTTTAGTTTGAGGTGGATTAACAATTAACATGTTGTCAATCATATCCAAGGTCAAATCTAATATAACAGCGGGTGTTGGAGCAGTTTCAAAATTATAAACTGTAGTAGCTTCATAGGGTTTATTTAGTATTACCTGACCAAGTGCTGTAGTAACAGCAATCTCTCCTGAACTTTCACCAAACTCATCAGGTAATAGTATGACTAAAGCACCTGTCTCTGAAACCGTAATAGTAAAGTCAGTACCACGAATACCAATGGTGGCAGAGTTTGTTCTAATCTTAATATTTTCTTTAGGTATACGTTTACTTTTAGAGCTTATAAAACGACCAGTACCTTTAACAAATGATAGGGCCATAGTCGATTTGCTTGGATCAGGGTCAAATACAAAAGAATCAATTACAACATTGGAATTCTCTGTCAATCTAATAGTAGTATCATCACGGAAAGTAACACCCATTCTGCCCGCAGCAGTCTCTAGTCTATCCATAGAGTTAAGTGAGAAATCAATCTCACTGGTGTAAGGTTTATCTCTTACTACTCTGGTGTTTCCGTTTAGTTCTGTAATACTTCCTATATCAACATCCAACGCTTGTGCCTTGATCGTCTTGATTAATACAAACTGAGCCATTAGACCCAGAAGAATATACTTCCAAGTAGTCCGAGGCCAATGTCGATTGTTGTTCAATGTCGAAAGATCTGGAACTACCTGTGTGATCCAATTTAAAATAGCCAGAAGCATAACCATCTCCATCATAATTTATTGTATTTGAATCTCCATCTATATCCATATAGTTAGTTGCTGAGTCTATATCCAAATCAATGTTTACTGTGTTACTTGAACCTTGCACTATCGTATCTACATCTGCGCCACTAGCTAACGCATTAGTCGCTAGATCAAGTGTGAAAGTATTGCTACTGCCATCTACGTCTACATTTACATTAGATGAATCTGCACTATAAGTATTAGTAGGATCAACCTGTATCGTGTACTGGTTGCTGTCACCATCAAAGTCAAATATGCCAGTGAATGAATCTGCGTTTATATCCCCAAGATATTTATTATTATTGCCAATTAAATTCAAATCTAATGACATAGATGTTCCATCCAAATCAAACGCTGTCATACTGCCAGCTGCACTATTTAAACCGCCCACTAAATTTCCTGATCCCAGCTGCTCAATGTCTATGTTAGCCGATGCCCCGACCTGGTCAACATAGATTTCGTTATCGTCAGCTATTGCGCTATACGATAATAATAAAAACAAACTAATTAACTTTTTCATATTGCCAGTACCTCTTACTAATACCTATTTTAATTATTTCTAACACCCCCTCTTCTATTGCTTGCTGTAATGCTATTGATGTGCTTTCGTTTTCTGCTGCACCACCTTCAATTTCAACTAACTTTGTGCCATTAGATATAAACCGAAATAAATCTTGTGATAGCCCTACCGAGATAATACTTTTATTTACTAAGACTTCAATTAAAACTTCACCTGTAGAAACAGAAACCAAGCGTAATGAAATAGTAATCAAATCTTCCCGATATTCTTTAGAGCTTCCTATACCTAAGTAGCGCGCACCCATTCCACCGCTTCTAATGTTGGTATCTATGGACAGCACAGCGCCTTGCAATAGCAATCCCGCCAACAAAAGAGGTTTTACCGCACTCTCCTCTTCAAAAGTTTGCCTGGTAGAGCGTATTAATTGCCTTTCTTTAGTTAAACTATCTAAACCTACTCGTTCTGCAACTTGAAAAAACTCTCCATTTGCAGCATGTTTTAAAGCTCTGATAAGAAATGCTTCAGGTGCTTGCGTGATTGCCGTACTGAATAAAGCAAACGATCCATTACTTTTTCTTTGGCCTGTTTGATCCAAAAAACTGTTTGGATAAATAGCAACCACAGGTTTTCTTTTTGCTGGTGGTACGTTCTTTAATTCTTGGTTTTGCAAATCTAAAATAGAGGCTTTTTCTATTACGATATAAGGAATACCACCTTCTTCTAGTAATGCTGTATATCGAGGAGTGCAACTAGAAAGTAAAATCCCCGATAGGCACAGTAATATTAGTCTGCCCGCCCACCTCATCTGTGATAGTGAGAGTGATCGTTTCTGCTTCCACAATATATTCAATCGTATTACCTTCTAACTCTAATTTACCCTGTTTCTGTGGTGTCTGACCAAATAATTGTTCTACCATTTGTCTACTTAGCTGTGCGTAAATACGACTTTCTAAGTTTCTAATAAATCTTGCCAGTGTTGTATTATCAGCATCTCTGGCTAGTTCATCTTGGTAGGCTTTTATTTCATCTTTAACCGTTTGCTTTCTGGTGTTCTCTTGATTCTCTATTGTTAAGAAATGTGAAGAAGTATTAACACCTGAAAAGCTAGGGCTTTTAAACTTGAATAATATTTCATCTGCCAATAAATTGCTTGCAAATAATATTAATAAACTAATCTTTACGCTGATCTTCACGGTCTGCTTTTGCCACCTTATCTATTTCAATTAAATTAGGAATACCAAGTAATGTTTTTAATAAAACATCTTGACGTATGGTCTGATTATCTAAGGCTCTCACACGATCTATCAATGCCACTATTATGCCATATTGCGCGTCTAGCTTGGTACTCAGGCGTTCTTCCATCGCGTTTAGACTGGCATCTACTTTCTCATCCACCACATCTATCTTTTGTTCCATACCATCAATAATGCGGTTAATCAGTTTCCAAATAAAAAATCCTAATCCTAATGCACTTGCTACTGGAAAACCTACCTGATTAATTAAATTTATTATATCGTCCATAGTTGTATTGTAACTGATTATTGTGTTCTGTAATTGATTTTAACGCGGCTTCAAGACTAGCTTCATTATCATTACTACGGATAATATTGTCTTTAATATAAATCGCTGTTTTGGAGTTACCTTCAGCATTAGTGACTTCGTGAAACGGATAAAACAAAACTTTATTATACTCAGTACAACACAGTGCAAACAAATCTATCTGGCCTTCTCGGAAGAATCTTTCTCTGGAACTTGAGCCACGCCTAATATCAAACTTCCATAAATCTTTTTCTGATTCGTGTCGATGTGATTTTGTTTTAACTTGTACCTTGAGAAACTTTTGCTCGTAATCAAATAGTATGTCTGCTTCCGCACCAGGTGGCATTAATAAAACAGAATCACTTTGCATGGAAAGAACGGAAGCTGCGAAATATTCACCTGATCTGCCGAGCCTTTCCGTTGCTCTGTTCATATAGGGTTATTGTAGTGCTGGAGCTTCTACTTGTTGTTCTGGAGTCATTTGTTGTGTTGCATTAATTATTTGTAATGCTCTACTAATGGCTACTTTTGATTTAGGGTCTGTTTTAGCCATTAAAATTAAATCTTCTAGCGCATTGTCTTTAGCAAAAATTTTACCTAAAGATGAATATGCTCCACCAGCTTGTATTTCACCATATTTAGTGGATAACCTTACAAGTGGGTTAAATGTTTTTGCCATAGCAATATCTTTTGCTAAAGTTCTTTGAGCTTCTTTTGTTATATTAAATCCAGGTTTATTTATATTTGATAAATTTCCAGTTCTTTCTAATACATTTAAAAAATTCTCAAATCCTATTTTTAAGGATTTGGCATCAATTCCTTTAGCTTCTGCCACACCATCTAGTACAGCCAAAAAGTTCGCTCTTTGACCTTTTGTTCCCATAACATCTTTTGCGAGTTTAAACCCTATTGAAGCATCTTCTCCTTGTTTAGTTATAGCAAATGCTCTGTTCATAGCATTTCTAAAGTAAGTGTTTGCAATTTGTACTGTAGCTTCTGGGTCTGTTTTATTTAAAATGCTTAATGTTTTTTTAATATCTTGTGGATTTGCTTGTGCTGGATTAAAAACAAATTTTTTGATTTTTTCCAAAGTAATATCGTTTTTAGTTAATGCTTTAATATTTCTTACTACAGGATCAACTAAAGTTTCCGACAATCTAGCAAATTCATCATTTGCACTTGCATAACTTTTATTTGTTCTAAGGTTAGTATTTAAAATATCTAATATTCCAGTTTTTTCACCATTAAATAATTGTAACCCTAACGAATCATCTATAAATCTTTGCTCTGTTGCTACGCCTTTTTTTGATCTATTGTAATCATCTCGAAATTGTTTGAATGTCAAATCTAGTTTATTAATATTAGTTTCTGGAATTATAACCTTTTGTTTATTTACCGTTTTGGTTTTTGCTATTAATTGTCTTTTTATTTGATTTAATTTTATTATGTTTGGATTTCCTTTTGGGAAACTGTTAATTGCATTATCAATTTGATCAATTACCGTTAGAACTTGATTTGGCTCTAATGCTTCTGTATTTGCAACAGAATAACCCGCATCTCTAGCCTGTATTGATCTTTGCCTTTTTACATCTTTTATAGATTGCTTGGATGTTGTTTGCACTAAATCCATAATTTCTCTTTGGCTTTCGGGAATAGAAGATATTTTACTTGCTTGATATTCCGCAAGTTCTTGAACAACTTTATCTCTACCTTTTGTTGAGCCATATATATAAGGTGAACCCGCATCTGACGCAATAACTTTTTCTACTAATGATGCTAATTGCTTGTCTTGAATAACCTCACCTGGTAGCAATTTTATTCCCATTTCTGTTGCTTGTTTTTCTAATGCAAGCCCTTTTACAATATCTTCTTCACTTACAGCTTGCATTGCTCTTTGAGCCATTTGAGCTGCTTTACTTGGCCCACCAAAATAAGACATCGCAAAAGTAGCTGGAATTGTAATACCAGCAGCGACACCAGTGCTATCTGTAATATCTTCTAAACCTTGAAATAATGCCCCACTACCAACACCTAATTTTGTTGCAAACTTTCTAGCTGCTGGTGTTTTTGCAAGCACTGAGGGGGAAGCAAACTCAGTCATTGTTTTTGCATATCTGCCTGGTATGGTTTGTGGTTCGTATCCCGCAATTTCAGATGGTCTTATTCTATCTCCATATCTAGCTTCTATATCTGGAGCTAACTCAGGGTATCTTTGCGCTATATTTTTATAAGCATCAAATTCTAATATTTCTTTTGAGGTTGGAAGAAAATCAGGTGTTGGCCCATACTCTTTTCCTGTTACCATTTCTCTGATAGATGTGTCAAACACTGAGGGTGCGTATGTTTTTGCGATCTCACCAATATCACCTGGAAATCCAGCTAAATACGACAAACCTTTAGTGCCACCAGCGACTACACTTTTAGCTACATCTTTAGCGGTTTCAGTTAATGTAGGTTGTTGTGCATTGATATACTGCCTAGCTTTTGCGGTAGCTTCGGCTTGCTTACCTTCCTCACCCTCTATTTCAAGAATGTCACCATTAGGTAATTCAAATTCATATATTACTTGAGCCATATTATTAACCGTTAATCAAAGTGTGATTCTAATTGTCTTTTTTCCGTCAGATGTTTCAGTTGGTGTTTGTTGTGCTGATACTGGAAATGCAAAGGATGGCAATTGCGGTAATTCTTTTAATTTATTAACATAAGCATTATTTTCGCTTGTAGCAATATCAAAATTTATATCTCTGTAAAATTCACTTCGCAAACCATCAGCAACATCTTTTAATACCGCGCTTCTGCCAGCAATACCGATACCACCAGCAACAATTTTTAATGCGTTTTCGTAATCTTTATCTGATAAACCTTTACCTTCTTGCCCTCTAGCTGCTGCGAACAAATAACCTAAATCTCTGATTCTTGATCCCGCTACTCCAGATTCTTGAGATGCTTGTTGTATAGCATCATTAAAATTTCTGCCTGATAGTGAAGTGCTTGTTTCTTGCATATATTTATACGCTTTTTTATCTTTTGCGTTAGATAACAAATCACCAGCAGCATCTATATTTTGTATAATACTATCTACAAACTCTGTAACTGGGCCAATAGCTAAAGCAGAAGTAGGTGCATCAGCAAATTTTTGTGCTAATTCGGTTGTTTTAATAATAATATTTTGTGTGGCTAAATATTTAGATTTTATTGGTGCAAAATTTACCTCTTTACTACTTTCAAATTTTTCAGTAAATCCTAATGGTTGTATAACTTGCCCACTGTTATTTATTTTTAATATTTCTTCTTGTGTTAATTCACTATCTCTAACATTTCTTACAACTTTTCCTGATTCTGTTACCGTTCTTAATGGATCATTAGTAGCACCTTTTGGTGGTTTATCAACACTAGGAAAAACTCTTTCTCCTGTATCTTCATAATAATTAAAGCCATCTGCACCTTTGACTATTCTTCTTTCTTTACTTGAATCTTTATCAACACTAGGAAAAACTCTTTCTCCTGTATCTTCATAATAATTAAAGCCATCTGCACCTTTGACTATTCTTCTTTGTGATTTACCCTTAAACACGTCTTGTGCTATTAATGGTAATGATTGAGTGCCAAGTAACTCTCCCATACCTCGATATTTTGCCCCTTCTGAGGAAGCTAAAAATTGATTTAATCTTCTTTTTTGATCTTCTGCTAACTTTCTCTGTCTTAACCTTTCATCTTCTTGCGCTTGCAACGCCATTCTTTTTGGATCACCAGACAAAGTAGCACCAGTACGTCTTAACGCTTGACTAAGATTTTGTATGCCAGCTAATCGTTGTGCTGCTGGAGATAATCTTGGGTCAGTAGTCGCACCCATTCTTTCCAAGCCTGTGCTTGCTCTTTGACCTAAAGTTCTTAATAAATCTTGTATTGCCATTTAACTAAATCCTAAATCTGAAATATATTGTTCTGGGTTTTCTCTCCATGATTGGGTAGAAGGTGATCCAAACAAACTACCTAAAAATGGTTGTGCTTGTCCATACAGTTCTAATCCAGAGGACAGTCGATCAAATATACCAGGGCTGTATTTTTCTGTTTCTGTTCTACTTGGTGTAACTCCACTCACACCAGTTGCCAGTAATCCAAGTTGTCGTTGTGGATAATCTAATGCTCTCTGGAACTCACCCCGCCCAGCCGCAATCGCTTGCTGTTGCAACGCTTGCTGTTGACCACCAATACCACCTAGCAAACCTAAACCACGATACTGTTCACCGAGCAAGCCTTGTTGCAAGCCCGCTTGAAAACGTCTATTAGCCATCTCACGCGCAAGGTCTGATTCTGCTGCCGCTTGCGCCCGCCCAAAGCCCGCCTCACGCAGACCCGCTGAAGTTCGTGCCATTTGCTCGACATACGGTCTTTGTGACTCAGACTCTAATAATGCAGATCGAGAACCGCCAAATGCGCCCGCCCCAATAGCTCGTGCTTGCGCACCGCCTCTAGCAATATCTGCTTGACGTTGAATATCTTGCATAGATTGCTCTATGACTTGTGAAGTATATGGACTTTGATATGCACCAATGTCTGCACCCAATAAAGACGGTGCTTGTTGCCCAGCTAAAGAGCTTAACTGACCCATTGGATCAAGTGCTTGACTGCGTTCAAACATGCCTCTGGTAGCACCAAATGCTTTTAATTGATCTGGCGAGAAACCAGCAACCATAGGCCCTGTGTAGGGTACGAAAGGTTGTTGTGATGCAGCTTGTGCTTTCTCGTATAAATCCCTTTGTATTGCTTGAGTTTGCGGGTCAACCATACTTGATGCTTGAGTTTGAGCTTGTCCTCCGCTACCCATCAAACCTTTAACAGCACCGACTCCCCCAGCTATACTTCCTACTGTTCCCGCTACTTGTCCCGCTGTTGCTAACATTGGTAATGCTGCTGCCATTTTTACTTCCTTTTATAAATCTTTACTTACTAAATATTCTGGCTTAAAACCCAAATGTTTTATTTTTCTTAGCCAACCTTTTCTACCAATTAAGGTAATTTTATTTACACCCATTTCTTTCGCATGAGTTTCTATACAATGGTAAATCTTTTCTATCTCTTCATATTCTCCACTAGCAAGCAGAATGTGTATTATTTTCTTTTTACCACATATAACGTATTCAGTTACTATAGCAGAATGTTCAGCGGGCCATAACCACGCTATTCCATTTCTTATTTTATCCTCTATATCATCTATTGTATAGGTATCTTGATACTTCATTGCCTTTACAAGCAATGGCTTACATTTTTTCCATTCTATTTCCCACGGCTCTAATTGCTCTTTTGGGAACAAATCAATAACTGTATTAATCGCCTTTTGCATATTCCACTACACTTGCCAGAACATTAATGTTGGCATGGCTGACTTGTATTTTTAGTATTTCACCCGCAGTTAAAATTAAACTTCTAGTCAGCATTTCATCAGTGGCGTGTGCTGTTATATTATGTTGCTTAAATAAATAATGCGTAGTGCCACCATTGACTACTACTATATCTATATTGGTTTGTTGGTTACCATCATCACTAACGAGCAAAGATTCTATGATAGCAAAATCAAAATCACCGCCAGCGGGTGCTGTATAGATGGTTTCTAATGAAGTTGTGCCAGCAACATTTAATTTAGCATTAGTTGCCCTTTGTATGTACTGTCTTTGTGAGGATAGATCCATTATCTTTTACCTCTGGCTTTTAAATCAAGGCGAATGTTACCGACTTCAAAAGTTTGGTCAGTATCGCCTGTCACTGTCATTTGCACTTGCCTAGCACTAAAACGTGCATCGGTATAACCATCACTAGAATCAAAAGTAAATGAGCCAAAGTCTGTTGTTGGGCCAAGTGGTGTAAACTTACCTTTAAAACTTAATACCACGCCAGGTAAGCTATTTGCTTCTGAATCAGGAATGATTTGGTTGCATTGCATATAACGATCACCATTACCTAATTCGATTGGGCCTGACTCAGCAAACGGTACAGCAGTACCCAAGTTAGGTGAATTGCCAAGAGTAGTAGATTCATGCTGATAAACAAAACCAGCATTATCACAAGCAATTGGATAATCCCAGATACCTTGATCTATCCAACAACCACGATCCATTGCACCGACTGACCATGCTTTTTCTGCATAGTTCCAAATAATATATTTATCAGGTTTGGTGCTATCTGTAGATGGAAAAAACCATACAAATTCATTGAAGTTTGAGTTGTGACCACCAGCAATTGTTTTTCTGTAACTGTAGTTTAAATCGTTAAATAAGTAATCATGCACATCACATGGTATTTCTTGTACTCTACCGTCAAATAAGAAGATAGCGTTTTCTCCTACCCATGATAAGAAATCACCAGAACTTGCAATAGAGCGAGTTGAGATTGCTTTACAGTTAGTACCCGCATCTTGTATTCCATATACAAATGGATTGCCCGCATAAAACATTCTAGCGATACCAGTATCAGTAAATATCATTACGTCAGTTTTCCACTTAACCGCACCGATAACTCTACCGCCTGTTGGCACTTGCAAGTCACCAGCCGTATTGGTTGCTTTAGCTGTCCAATTAGTTAAATCTTCTCTGGAACACCAAGATATTTTTCTAGGATCACCACCTGCACCTAATGCAACTACATGTCTTTCGTTAGTTACAACTACCCCTAAGTTACCAGTTGGTGCGTTAGTAATCGCTGTACCCGCAGCATCAGGTGTGTTTGTACCACCGCCATGTGGTCTCCATTGGTAAATTTTGCCATCAGATGCAGAGCAGAAAATTAAGTATTCACCCCAATTATCAAACGAAAAAGAAGTAGTATTAAACAACAACCCTGATTGTGATCGAGCATCGCCATAATCTTCTACATCGTAATTATATGCACCATAGCCTAACGGATCATTTGAGGCATCCGTAACAAAACCAGTTGGGGTAATGTCATACCAAGTATTGCGTGTTAAAACATAGACTTTTTGGCGAGTACCAACAGCTAGTATTTGATTGCCAGCATTATCGCTGTACGCATACATTGCGGTTGGTGTGCCTGTTAAAGCAGTTGGTTTTAGTTTTTCCCAACCACCGATAGGCCGTAAGTTGCCGTTTTGAAAACGCACAAGATCGCCATTTGTCCAGCGACCTTTTTGGGAGTATTCAGTACCGTTAGTGACAATACCCGCTACTGGTGTAATAGGCAATAGAGCCATTATTACCTCATATATTTATTTTTAATAAATTCTTTTAATTGGTTGAATTTATCTTCATCAAGAATACGCAAGCCAATTACGCTGACCGCAACTATTATTAATATCCAAATTATAAAATCCATAGAACTTCCTAGCTATTATTTGAAATATAAGTATTACCAGTGCTAATTGCTGTGGTGTAAGATGATTTATCAGCACTTGATCCAGCTACATCAGGAGTATCGTCATCTGAATCTACTGGTGCATAAGCCAGGACTGTAGATAAATGATCTACGTTTGCTTTTACTCTAGCATTTGCATCTGCCTGTGTGACTCCCGCAGACGGATCGGATGCGGAAACATAATCTGATGCTTTGCCTTTGGTATTAATATCGTTAATTACGGTGACGCTATCGGTTGCCGCGCTTAACACTTCTGCTACTGTTTGTGCCATTGTTTTATCCTTCTAAGGTTGTTATGCGAGCAAGTGCTGCATCTAATGCTGTTGAAAGTTCTTGAACTGCTTTAGTCAATATAGAAATCATAGCTGCTGGTGCAACTATTTGCGTTCCATCAGGAGATTCTTTCCAAAGACCAAAACCATCTTTTATATCAGAATATTTATCTAATGCTGTTTTTACTTCTTGTGCTATAAATCCGTGATTGGATTTACCATTCATAACTCTTTCTTCTGAGTCTTTTTTATAATAATTAACAAATGTATTTGGAACATCTTTAGCTTTTTTCCATTTAAAAGTTACAGGTCTTAATTCGTTTATAAAGGATAGTCCTACTTTTTCATCTGCAATTTCTTCTTTTAGTCTTTCATCTGATCCTGTACCAATACTGTTTTCACCAAAAGAAATATTCGAGTAAGTTCCAGATTTACCAAAAGTAAAATTATTATTTCCAGCACTTACTAAATCGTCACCAATTACAGTTTGATAAACACCCCCACTAGCAGAAACATCTGAACCAGTACCTATCATAATATTTTGACTTCCAGTAGTTATTACATCTCCAGCAGCATAACCGAGACAAACATTATCATTTGAGGTAGTAATACTTGATCCAGCACCTTGACCAACTCCTACATTATAACTTCCTGTAGTACACGAATATACAGCATTTATACCAACTGCGGTGTTACTAGCTCCTGTCGTATTAGCTTTAAGTACTGCACCACCTATACCAGTATTATATTGACCTGTAGTAGTAGCCTCTAGCGCTTCAACACCAACTGCTGTATTTAATCCTGCTGTGGTGTTTGCTGCTAAAGCACTTGTACCAACAGCAACATTTTCAGAACCTGTGGTGTTTGCAAATAAAGAAGAGTGACCAACAGCAACATTGTTTGCGCCTGTGGTGTTAGTTCCTAAAGAACCTACACCAAAAGCAGAATTATAACTAGCAGTTGTATTAGCATCTAATGCATTTGCACCCATTGCAGTATTTTCTGTACCTGTTGTGTTTGCTAGTAAAGCACTTGAACCTACTGCTGTATTATTTGAAGCTGTAGTGTTTACTTTTAAAGATTGGTCGCCTATAGCAACATTATCTGTACCTGTAGTACAAGCACTTAAAGCCGCATCACCAAAAGCTGCATTTTGCTCACCAGTGGTAATAGCATCACCTGTAAATGCACCCATCAATACATTGTAAGAACCTGTTGTTATGGCTCCTCCTGTATCATTTCCTATTGCTATATTTCTTGTACCTGTAGTATTTACTGCTAAAGCACTATGACCAACGGCTGTATTATTATTTGCTGTAGTGTTTGCTGATAAAGCATTATATCCAAGAGCAGTGTTGTAATTACCAGTAGTAGCATTTGTAAATGATACTGCACCATAAGCAACATTCTGTGTTCCAGTAGTTATAGCGTCACCAGAAAGATTACCCATTAATGTATTGTAACCGCCTGTTGTTATAGCTGCTCCAGCAGAATTACCTACTGCGGTGTTACCTG